TCATTTATATCGTATGACTTTAAGAATGCTCCTTTAGACATCTCCTTGTCTTTTTCAACGTCGGTCTTAGACATGGTAACTTCTTGTCCGTTGATTTTAAATGTGTCAAATTTGTTATCAGTCTACCGTTTTTTACCATCCCCATACTCTTCAGGTAGTTGTAATCCTTTGAGCTTACTATCATCATTGGCTCCATTTGTCTCTCCTTATTGAAGTCCTCTATCCAACTCTTCAAGAGATCTACCAACTTCTTCTTTGTTAACTCGCAATCTGTCATTTAGTTCCTTTATAAAGTTTTCCTTTTCATCATTATACTTAGGATCGTTGTACATCTGCATAAGTATATATGATGCATTGTTAAATCCCTCTTGGTCTTTTATATGACCATTCTCATCTTTTTCAGTACCAAGCTTATCTACTAAATCTTGTACTTCCTTTAGAGTATACTTTTCTAAAATACTCTTACTGTTTACAGATCTTATCAAAACGTTATCTTTGTATAGATTACTATATTTACTTATTTTCCCCATTGTTCTTAAGATAAATTAAAGTCATTATTGCGTAGTTAGCTAAATCCAAAAGAGAATCTTCTATAGATTCGTTTACATAGCTCTTGTTGTTTCTAATCAAGCTATTTATACGTTCAACTTTGTTGTTTAACGGTATAGCTGCTGCTACTAATCCAAACTTATCACATAGTATGTCAAAGCTATTTCCATAGTCTTTATTCTTTTTCTCGTATGTTTTATACATACCTTCAACTATGTCTTTAAACATCATTTCCTTTGTTGTACAATCCATTTTTAAGTCTATATCTTTGTTCTTTTTCAAGCCATCTCAGGGCTCTGATAAATGATTTGTTTTCCGCGCATTCTTTCATAGTGAGCTACGTACCTTGAACATTCTTGTTCTATTTGTTCGCCATTTTCATCTTCTACAAATTGTATGTATTTCTACTTATCAAGCCATCTATAATATCTAGAGAAAGCCTTCTTTCTATCTATTGTCGTACTATATCTATGTATGCACTTAAGCATTTGTTTAGCTCCTACAGTACCACAAGCTTTAAGATCTGATATATTTTCTAAGAATGACATTACTCCAGCTTCTCCAAACTTATTCTTAAGCTCATTATACTCTTCTTTAGCTTGTTTGTAGAATAGATTATCTTCATCGTAAAATGGTGTAAGATCTACTATATATGCAGAGTTTATAGGAGTATTATGAATGAAGTAATACTTACAATTATCTGTAACTGGCCTACTTATTGTTCTAAGTGATAAATAATCAGCGTAGTATAGTATTGCATTTAGTTCTATAGTATTCATTTTTTGTATGATTTATATATACATTCACATATCCATCCAATGTAGTAAGCATAAGGTTCTTGTACATGTACACTAACTATCTCTCCCATCTTATCAAATGTATCTAATACTATATGCATAGCCTCATGAGCTATAGTGTTTATTAAATCAGTATCTTTTTCTAACTTAGTATTACCAAATGTTTTTAATATTCTTACTACAAAAGTAGTATGTCTATTATGTTTGTTTATAGCTCTTAGTGTATATGCACTTGTAGTAGGCTTTACAGATAAATATTCTTCTGTTATCTCTTTATCATCAGATGTTAAGAAGTTATTTATTATATCTTTATCAGTACACTTCTTGTTACATACTGCTATATCTACATCGTATATTGTTTCGTATATATCTATATTCTTCATAGTTTGTATATAGTTTATATTATATATCACACCCACCCTACCCCCCTATATCCCCCATAACGATATTATACACCCAAAAGTTGCAAATTACAAAAATATTTCAATTTTGCAACCAAATTAAGCTACTCTTACGTTACGCAGTCGAATTTCACAAAAATATACGACTATGATGAAAGAATTAAAAGTAATCGAGCCATTCTTTAATCTCGAGATTGGAGATAAGTTGACTCTTACAGAAGACGGTAAGTCTTACGTATTTACAGATAGTGATAGTTCTGTTGATAAGACAGAGTCTGGCGATTCTAAGTTTTCATTTAGTGCTACATTCAAGATTGATTCTGTATACGCACAAGAGTTGATTAAGAATGGTTATCTTGAGGAAGTTGACTATAAGAAGAACGATACATTCAGAAATGTATTTGATGAGATTGATATTATGCTCAATCGTTACAATGAGGAGCTTGATAATCTTGATCGCGACTTCGATGATAAGCCAGCTTGTTTGAAGGTTGAGAAGGGCACAGTTTTAAAGAATTTGATTAAGGCTTTAAGCCACCTTAGAGAGTTAAAGAAGTAATGGAAGATAACAAATTAATGGATCAGTCACAGCTTGCTGAAAGCATTGCTAATAAGATTGAATATAGTTTTACAGATGCATTCTTAGTTAAGCTGTTGGACCCGATTAAGGTAAAGAAAGAGTTTAGTAAACCAGTCGATGTAAAGCCTGCAAAGAAAGATGACAACGGTGTAGAAGCTGTAGACTTTGATAAGGTTGAGACTGAGGTAAAAGAAGTAGAATCAGATTTTCGTAAAGCTGTAGTAATTAAGACTCCGCTTTCTTTTGAACACAAAGAGAATATGCCATACGAGATAAATGTTGGTGATGTTGTTCTTGTTAGAAACATGAGAGGCGAGTACTTTGATTTACTTAAAGACAGTAAATTAGTTCATTACTACGACATAGTAGCTGTTTGTAAATGATAGATATAGATTCTATCTCCAGAGAAATATCTAAAGAAACAGGATATGACTTTGATGTTGTAAAGAAAGTTTGTCAACATGTGTTCAAATAGACTGAACAAATAATGAAGTCAGAAGGTACGAGCGATATACTTTTTAACAAGCTATTTAAGTTTAAGCTTAAAAGAAGATATAAGGATAATAAACAAAAAGAATATACTACAAAATGAAGTACACAAAGAAAGATTACGCAAAGTTTAATATCGACCTCTCAAAGTGTGAGACATACGATGATGTTGTTATCTGTACAGTAGAAGGTAACATTAACAATGGCGCACCAATTGACAAGCACATGTTTGCACAGTATTGTGACATTGTAGAGAATGATGCTATTAACAACTTCTTGAATGAAGCTTTTAGCACTGGTACAGCACTTAACTTCTCAAATGGTGATTGTAACATTACAAAGGTTAGCGCAGTTGAGCTTAAGGAAGGTGAGTCTCTTAAGGTTAAGAACGGACAGGTTGTAATTAAGAAGGCTTCTCTTATTAAGAGATTGTGGAATTGGGTAACACGTAAGAATAAGTAATCATGAAGAAAGCTGTTGAAGTTAGAGGTGCTATTTATAGCATTGCGGAAAATAACGGAGTATTTGAACTTGCAACAATCCCTTCTGTATGGTTATCAATGGGTGATACATTTGTAGCTCTTGACGATATGGAGATATCAATGAATGGCAAAATATTCAATGTTAAGAAAGATGATATTGTTTTTGCATTCAGTAGAGGTAAGGATACTGCTGAGATTGTAACATTCAGAAATGACGCTGTTGCTAATTATATTAAGACTAATATTGAAGAGCGTAATAAGCCCATTGAAGAATCTAATTGTAGCTGTGATTGTTCAAAAAGCGAATCTATTGGTTAAATTTAACAGATTATCCACGCTGTAAAGATGGATTGATTAAATGCTTATATTAAAAAGCTCTATCAAAGAGCTAACATCGCGGAGTGGAGAAGAGGTAACTCGTTAGGCTCATAACCTAAAGATCGCAGGTTCGAATCCTGCCTCCGCAACTACAATTTTCATAATTTTAGATGATTTTTTAATATTCACATTTATATCAAAGTAAATGAATTAATCAATAAAATTTCTAACAGAAAAAAATTTTATCATTTTATTTAAGATGGTGCGGCATCTTTAAAATCCGCACATATTGCCCTATGGTGTAATGGTTTTTAGCACAGGGAGCTCTAACCTCCTTAGTCTGGGTTCGAATCCTAGTGGGGTGACTTGTTTATGTATAATTTTAACTAAATACGAATGGAACTAAAAATTAAAAGATTAAATGAAAAGGCTGTATTGCCTATACGCGCACACAAAGGTGACGCAGGACTTGACTTGACAGCAACAGATATTACACTTGAGCCAAATGATTGTGGTCAAACTGTTGTTGTATACCATTGCGGTCTGGCTGTAGAAATTCCAGAAGGCCATGTTGGTTTAGTGTTCCCTCGTTCTTCTATTTCTAAGAAGTCTATGTTTTTGACTAATGCTGTAGGTGTAATTGACTCTGGCTATCGTGGTGAGATTACTGCTAAGATGCATGTTACTACTGATGCTGCTCCAGCTGTATACAAGGTTGGCGAGAGATTTGCTCAGTTGATTATCATGCCTATTCCAGAAGTTACAATTACAGAAGTAGCAGAGCTTAGTGAGACAGAACGTGGTGAAGGTGGTTATGGTTCCAGCGATGAGAAGTTGAGCGCGCCTGATGCAGCTGCAGAGAAGACTCAAGACGTTGAGAGTACTACTACAGATGCTACTATGGTAGCGGCGGATTCCGTGAGCGGATCTGAGATAGCTGAGTAACGCGTGACAAGGCTATGCGGAATGGCGTCGTAAATGGTACTGGCAATATTCCGACGGTAAGGGGATTACACAATAATGTGTAGTTCCCTTTCCTTGTTTGTATAATTATATAAATTATAGCACATGAAGAAATCTAAACTTTTTGGTTCCAGACTTGTGGAAAATGTGTTTAATCCAAAGACTCCTCGAGTTATTATGTTTAGTGATAGCGATAGCATCACAAGACAAGTATTTGAAGAAGGAGATATATTAGACGCCAATTCCATTAGGAAGATATTGTTGAAAGGTGGATTTAGTTCTGGTGGTCATAGTGGCGGTGGTAGTAATCCACCTTCAATTGATTATGTTGATCTTAAAGCATAGATAGATAAGCTTAAGAACTACATAGATGGCAAAGATAACATTATAAATGATGCTCGTAGACTTATAGAAGCTAATACTACGGGTATAGAACATAATTCCACTTCTATAAAAGAATTACGCAACATTATAAACAACTTTAATATAAGCAATGTTTTATATGTTGGCGAAGTTGAGCCAAGTACAAAAGATGTACTATGGTTAGACACCAGTGAAGGTGTCCATTTAGATAGCTCTAATTCAGATGAGCTATTAAAGATTAAAGAGGCTATTAGGGACATATACTCAAATATGGGTACTATAAATAAAATGATCCTTAATGGTATTGTAGCTGGAGATTCTAACTCCAGTGCAAGATAGATGATTATGCGTACAGCAGATCCTATTAGACCTACTGAGATAACAGAAGAACATAACGTTAATACAGATCCTACTCAACCAAATACAACTGGCGTAGAACCTACAGTTAACCATATATCTATAAAGATGGATACAGCTGTTAACTTTAGTAAGAATAGGTAGAATCTTATAGACGGTGAACTTCTGTATTATACAGATAGAAAGAAAGTTGTTCTGTATAAAGATGGTAAGTTTAATGTAGTAGGAAGCGAATAGTCTTCTGGAGGATCAGGTGGTGGTATATCTGTAGACGACTTATATGCTACACATCTTGATCATCTTACATTTACCGATGGAGATTCTGCTTACAGTGTACAAGTTGATCAGAATGGTAAGATAACTGTAAGAAAGAAGAGTATTCAGGTTACAAAAGTTGGTAACATTGATCCAGCATGGAAAGTATACGTTGACCATTTGTTATGTATAAATGAAGTATACTGTGGAGGTGTAAACAATGATAATCAGATATGTAGTCATAACTTTATAGAGCTTGCAAATGGTTCAAATAGCGATATTAATCTAAATGGTTTAATGTTGTTATATACAGATGGAACTCTATATGGTAATGGTCACAATGGTTTTAAATGGAAGACACTTAAGCTTGATGGTATTATAAAAGCTGGTTCTACATATTTGATACGTGGACAGAGATGCAATACTAACAAGAGTGCATTTATAGAAGTTAATTCATATGATCAAATATGGATGGATGGAGATAATCCAATAGGATTTAGCCAAGATGCTTCAAGCTTCTATTTATGTGTTGGTGATATTGATAACAACTGGGTATATGATCAGCAAGGTAATCCTCTTGACAAAGGAGAGTTAAAGTCTCCATGGAATAAGAACTTTACATATCAAGGCTATATTGATAGCTGCGGATTTGGTTCAGGTTCTGTATATGAAGGTGATGCTACATTCCAGGTTAATAGCACAGATAATGCTAAAGATTGTGTATACATAAGATGGTTTATGCTTGAACCTTCTAAGCAAGGAAATAAGGCGTACGGCGCAAGAAAGACTAAGTCTTTGTGGACATATATAAATATGAACACATAGACATAGTTTGCTGGTAATATTCCAATGTATTACTATTCAGATAGTCTTAAATAGAAGTTTACACCTAAAGCTTCATGGGAAGGTAAGAATTTCTTTACAAATAAGACATCATTTGATCCATTTAAACCTAACTGTGTTAGATGTACATTTGGTATACATGCTACAGTTGGAGATACTTATAAGGCATCAAGATGCTTTAACTGGGTATCAGTTGGCAACTATGACGAGTATCTTAGATATAGGAAAGTAGGACAAATTGAATGGACTGTGGTAAGATCTATTACACAAGGTGATAAGAATAACACAGCAGCTATAAATAAGTTCATAGATCATTACAAGAGGCTTAGATGGAGAACTCCAAGTGGTATGTGGGTAACAACTCATAAGGTTGTTTTAAGCAATACATTTGAAGCTGGCGAATATGAATATCAAGTAGGTAGATTTACAGATGAATCATATAAGAGTAAGATCTATAAAACAAATGTAGCAAGTAATGCTGATGTTGCTGCTAATGGATTTACCTTTATACAAGAGACTGATCAATAGGGATTTAGTTGGTTAGACTATAGACCATGGTTTAGATCAGCAGGTATAATGGCTAAAGAGAACTTTGATTTCTTGATTAATACTGGAGATATTGCTCAGAGTGGTAATAGAGAGAATGAATGGATTGATTATTATGAAGCTCTTGATACATTTACTCCAAATAAGACAGAGATGTTTACTATAGGTAATAATGACTTATGCAGTGAACAACCTACTCTTCTTACTGATGGAGAAGACGCTACTTCTAAGTTCAATCATATTAACGTATTGAGATACTTTACATTTGAGCTTGACCAAGACTTTGATTACAACTTTACTTGGAATGGAGGTACATATCCTTTATACTCTTTATACTATTATACATATGGAGACTTTAGTTTTGTATGTTTAAATTCAGAAACAGCAGAAGCTTCAAGTAAGACATATAATAATGGTGTAGCAGATGCTTCATTTGCACAAGCTGCTAATCAGAGTATAGAGACTTGGTTTGAATCACTTATGAACTCAGGTAAGCTTGTTAAGAAGCCATTTGTATATATGCATGAGATGCCATTCACAATGGTTACTTGGTAGTTTATGAAAGGTAGTGCTGGTAGAGAAGGTTCTCATCTTAATACACATAATACTGCTGGTAAATATAGATTCTCAAGACTGTTCAAGAAGCATGGAATAAAGATGGTATTTGGTGGACATAAGCACACTTATACATTAAGTAAGCCTATATATGACGCACCAGAAAATTATATTACATCTGAGAATAAAGTTAATCCTGCTGTAGATATAATGGGAGATGTTGATGATACTTTATCAAGACGTCCAGTAATTCAGGTTACAAGACAACAGGATATTGATCCATCTAACAATTATGCAAGATATGAGCTTGTAGATACAATTACAGCTCCTACATACGTTATGTCTTAGGCTACTGGATATAAGCTTGTTTCTAACAAAGAACAGCCTTCTGGAGATGAATACTTAATACCTTGGCTTATGTCTTATTTTAAAGCAGCATCAAATGCCACTGCTCCTACTGAAAATAGAAAACAACACTACCCTATGTATATAAAGTATAAGGTTACAAACGACTCAGTAGTTGTTGAGGCTAAACAGATACATGGTGTATGGGACGTTAATGAGGATAAGAATACTGCTAAGTGGGATCCAAATAAACAGATTCCTAATCTAACTACTGTTAGTATGACTTGCGAGCCTACATCTGAAGCTGACAAACAAGCTTATAATATAACAAGCACGGAAACGTATACAATAACTCTTTAATCTTTTAATAATGAATAACTTAAAGAAATTTAATACCGATCGTAGTAAATGGGAGATATTAATGAGTAGCGATGCTAAAGGAGTGTCGCTAACAAATCCCAAAATGCTTAAAGCTAACGAATCGGTAATATCAGTAGATACTGCTATTGAAAGATTAAAAGATGATCTTTCTATAGCGCAAGGAAATATATCCTGGCTTGCACTTCATGGTGGAGGCGGATCTGGTGGTGGTGGAGGTACAGCGCCATCGGGAGAAGAATTATCAGTAACAATCAAGGTTAACAATAAAGAGTCTAATTCTACTATTAATATGGGAGAAGATGGCTTGCAAGTTAATGTTGAAGGCATATCTGTTAAATATAACAAACCTTGGGAAATATCAGCTTATGTCGGCAGTACAAAGATTTATGCTACATCAGTAAATGCATCTAATAGTGTATTTTTTATACCTTATACAAGTATTGCTAAATCATTAAATAATCATACTGGTAGACTTGTTATATCAGCATCTTATAATGATGATAGTAATGGCGTATATGGACAAGGTCAATGGAGTGGTTCTGTTATTGATAATAATATTGTACTAAAATGTGAAGACGTTGCTGCTTCACTAACAACGCTTAATACATCATTTATCAAACTACAATATAGTGTTGGTACTATTGGTCAATATACATTAGATCTGACCATATAGGGCAATAGTAATACTATTAAGAAGTCTTATGACATAAGTGTAGCTTCTACAAATCAATAGACTAACTCTATAGAGTTGTCTGACTTGTTTACAGAAGATACAAAGTGGATAGATGTATATACAGTAAAACAAACTCTTACAAATAAACAAGATTAGAATATTACTAAAACTATTAAGTCTTCATTAACTCTTGTATCAAATAACATTATGATTTCAACTAATGTTATGAGTAAGGATTAGAATAATCCTGTAGAGGTTAATATGGATGGTAGTTTATATCTTGAGTTTACTACATATGTATCACAGTTAACATCATTTAACTATGATATATTTATTGATGACACTCAAGTTAGATCTAATTAGCCTGGTATATTTGCACAAACTGTTAAAGATTATATATCTGTATCAAATAAAGAATTTGCTGTAAAAGATAAAGTATCTAAAGTTAGAGTAGTAGTTAAAGCTGGTGATAAAACAGCAGAGGCTATATACTATGTAAAGTTTATTAAGTCAAAGGTTAACTATATTAATGATACATTTAATATGTATAATAACTGTATCTTTGATATGACTGCAAGAAACTTTAATCAAGGTACATATGAGTTCCCATATAGTAATACTTTATATAAGCTTAAATCAAAAGTAGCTAAGTCTAATATGTCAACAGTTAAGCAAAATGTTAGATCTGCAATTAGCGTTAAAGATACTGGAGAATTCTATTACAGAGTAAGTAACGGAGCTACTGGTATTATAAATAAGTTTAAGCTTGATAATTCAGATTATAAGTTTGACGACTTACTGTCATCTTTAGGTGATGTGTATACTATATGTTTGCATTATCACGCTGACTATCATCCAGATGATAATAGAACGATATTGTTCTCAGGTGATGTTTCTGTAGCTGATAATAACTTAGGTGATATTACAAACGGTATATCAATAGACGTACATGGTTTGTATATAGACAATCAGAGAGTTCTTGAACTTGAAGATAATATTGATAATGATATTGCGATAGTTTGTTACTCATAGTTAGTTGATGGTAATATAGAATACATTGTTAAGGTTTATCTTGATGGTGTAGTATCAGCAGTACGTAAATTGTCAACCAGAATAAAGATGGGTGATAGTTTATATGTAGGTTGTAGAAGATATGTCAAAGGTGGTAAGGAGTATTTGATAAACAAGTGTGATACTAATATATATAGTATTAGAATTTACACAGAAGCTCTTAATGAGTTTGATATAATGTGTCAGCATATAAATAATATTATAGCTACAAACTACGTTAATAGCGCTCCTAACTATGGTAGAATTGATGCAGAGTTAAAGAAGAACTTCTGTTCAAGAGACGCTGATGGTAACATTAAGTCTTTATTGTATAACCAAGATGCATAGCAATATACTATAGACTTCTTGCTTAATTCTAATAACAGACTTGATGTAAATAAGCTTACTGAGAATGCAAAAGAAATTGGTGTTCCAATTATGCTTATTGATGTTAGTAATGATTCATCATGGTCATTCAATTCATTTGTTAAACAACAGTCATCTTCTTCTGTAACATTACCAGAGACAGAGAATAAAGTTGTTCAGTACTGGGATCCAATTGGTATTAGCAACGATGGATCTAATACAGATAACTCTGTAAAGACTATTAAGAATGCTACTATAAGCCTTCAGGGTACATCTACTCTTAAAGACTCAGTAAAGAACTTAAATATTACATTGCCGACTGGTACTATATTTACTCCTAAGTCAACATGGATACCAGAACAAACTTATACACTTAAGGCTGATATTGTAGATAGTTCTCATGCAAATAATGCTGCTATTGGTTCATTCATAAATACTGAACTTGGCAAGAAAGATAATCCTTACTTCCCATTTGATCCAGCAGCTTTAAAGAATGTATATGATTCTCAGTACGTTAAAACACAACAGCCTACAGCTACACTTAAACATACAGTTGAAGGTTTTCCTGTGTTTGTTATTATAAAGTTCTATACAGACGCTTAGAACACATTGTCTGTAACTCCTCTTGGAGTTTACTCATTCAACATTGGTCGTGACGCTCATAGAAACTTAGGTTTTAAGTAGGTTAAGTCAATAAAGAATGCTACAGACCATAATCCAGTTTAGGTTACAACATTCCCATTCTATGCTGACAATGTAGAGATAGATGAAACATTTGATCAAGATAAATCAGCTTGGATTGAGATTAAAGATACTAACTCACTTGTTGGATTTGAAAGAATAACAAATAGTCTTCCAGAAGATCTTGATACAAGTAAGGGTGACTTCTGGCAGAATGATGATAATATTCTAAATCAGAAGTATGAAGTTAGATTCCCAAGTGGTAAAAGAACTTCAGACTATCCAGGATTTAAAGAGTTTGTATCAAACATCATGAAACTTCCTATTGAAGGTTGTTATTCAAGTGATGTTAATGGATCTAATACAATCCCTATGATCTCTGGCTCTTATGATCAATATACAGTTGATTCAAGTGGTAACTATAGTAAGCTAAATAGAAAGCAATAGATTATAGTTGACCCTAATAGCATTAGTGACAATATGGGATTTAGTGTAGATAGTGCTTTCAAATACTTTATTATATGTAACTATTTTGGTCTTGTTGATAACTTTGGTAAGAACTCTACATATAGGACATGGGATGGATCTACATTCTATGTTGACTTTTATGACCTTGATACTGCTAATGGTAGCGATAATCAAGGAGAGCTTAAGATTGATCCAGATGTATGGATTAAGTATATAACAAACCAAGCTACATCTGAGAATGCTACACAAGGTATGAAATATGTAGCTGAAACGTTTAACCATGATAAAGGTTTATCTAAAACTACAGTGTCTGCAAATACTAATAAGCTGTGGCTTTCTCTTGATACTCCGTTTACAAAAGCAAAGTGGAGAGATGGGCAAGATACAGTAAACTCTATATATGCTTAGTATTGGTATGAGTTTAGAAGTTTTACTGAAGCTTTAGCAAATGCTAATGGTTATGATACATTTATGAATTACTTTACAGATAAGTACTTTGTAAAGCAAACAGAGTTTTGTGGATCTCTTATATTTAACTATGACTACAAGCTTAAGTATATGCTTCAGTTTACAAGTAATATCATTACAAATGCTAAGGATATTGTAAAGCTTCATGGTCGTAAGGTAGCTCATAATAGAACGTGGCTTAAGAAACATGTTGTATTCTTAGATAGTTTATTCAGGTGGAGAGATATGTCTAAGAGGTAGGCAGCTATGACGTTTAAGAATAACACTGATGTTACAGTTAATGCCACTGTTGCTGGTACTTAGGTTGATGCTTTACCAGTAACATCTAACTGTCCAGTTATATCAAGAATAGCTGTTGGTGATACTGTTCAGGCATTCTACTTCTTACCAAACAATACAAAGACTTATGTTAATGTTGGTAATATGTAGCAAGGAGGTCCTTATACTTGGACTATAAACAACTCTAATTCAATTATAGAACTTGGAGATAAATTGACTCCATTATACAATATGAAGATTAGCTCTATTGCTAAATCTATAAATGAGTTAAATATTGATCCTCTTGGTTTGCCTGCTATACATACTATAGATATGCATAACAATAAGTACTTTAGTGGTCAGTTTAGTCTTGATGTATTTAGACAAGCAAGTGTATCTGAGGTTAGAACTATAAACTTTGCAAATACTGCATGTGCTGTTAGCGGGGATTCGTTCTATCTTGATATTGAATAGAATCCTGGTACTACTAATGCTAAGACTAAGTTTACAAAGTTAACTGATATTGATATATCTGGTAGTAGTTGTATTACTAATATATTCATACCAACTAATGTACCTTTGTAGAGTCTTAATATCACAAATAGTAATATTATGGACTTAAGGCTTATACATCAACAGTATCTTCCAGATTTAGATCTTTCAGGATGTAATAACCTAAGCTCTGTATACATAGAAGATTGTAATACTATTAAAGAGTTAAATCTTACTGGTTATGCTAACTTGAGAAGTGTAAAGATTACGCATTGTGAGAACTTACAGAAGTTAATAGTTGATAGTAATATTAATCTTGAGATAGTAGACGTAGAGAACTGTCCTAATCTATCAGATGTTAAGATTACAAATAACGCTTAGTTAACTGGTGGTAGAGAAGACAATTTTGTTACATTATCAGACTTAAGTAGCTTGACAAATGTTAATCTGTCTGGTAACTATAACTTAAAGACTGCTAATATTACTAATTGTAACCAACAGAATGTACTTAAATTATATTTGAATAATACTTCTATTAGTAATTTCAATAATGGTTAGCTTCTTGATTTATCAGATTTTTCAAGCATCCAGGAATTTAATATACAGTCAAACACTGGTGTTAAAGAAATTCAATTCTCTACAGATGCTAATAGACCTGCATATATAACTAATACTTTTGAGAAGTGTGAAAACTTATTAAGAGTATATGGTAATATAGTTGTTAAGTGTAATAAATGTTTTAGTGGATTATCTAAATTCTCTATACATGGAACTACAAGTACTGTTAACTTCCAAGGTAAGAATGTTTAGGCTATAGCTGATAATACGCATGTTGTAAAACTTCCAAGTGAGATTATTACAAACAATGCTATACCTGATGATAACTTTGTTATGCCTATAAACGTATCAAACAAACAGACAAATATTACATTCCAAGATGTAGATAATGCATTGTCAATGTATGCTAGTACAGCATGTACTTTGTTTGATATATATTATACAATGTAGAATTTAGGTTCGCTTAAGAATCTTGACACTATGTTCTACTTTGTGCAGAATGCGAAGTTTTAGAAGACAAGTCAAGCTGACAATTCTCCTAATAGATATATGTTTAAACTTGCTAAAGGTATTACTTCTTTACATGATACATTTACTGGGTGTTGGGGAAACAGTGCAGTATTATACTCTCCTCATTTCGTAGGAGATAACGTAACTGTAGATGATGGTTTATTTAGTCCACTTATAGATTCTCTTGTTGATATTAGTGATATTTAGACTGGACCTACAACTGGAGTATTTGATAGATTCTTATTTAGACATAGTTCTAAAGACTATAAGATAAATAAAGTTGAATACTTATTAAGTAGTACAAGTAATGTAATTGTAAATAATACAAATGCGCTTAATACATCTGATGTGTTTAATACAGCAATAAAAGATAATCCTGATGAATCATTTAAAGCTAATCCATCTCTATATGGCAATCTTAAAGACTTCTTTAAGAATTTAACAAGTCTTAGTAATATAAATAGATTTGTAAATGCTAATTATATAGATTATGATACAGTAAATATAACAACAAATGTTTCTTCAGTTTCTGTATCTTTTATAGCTAATTACGGTCATGGTACAATTGATTTTACAAGAATATTTAAGAACCAACAATATGTTACAAGAATAAACGGATTCTTATCTTCTGAGAAATTAAACGGTGGAGTTACCTTTAATATAAACAATGACTCTTTCAAAGGATTTGTAAATCTTACATCAATAGATTGTATAGATAACAATTATAGTTAGACTATATTTGGTTCTGGTTGTAATAAAGTTGTTAGTGGTTAGTTCCCATATGATATATTTAAGAACTGTCCTAAGCTTTAGAATTGTTCTGGATTCTTCGCATATACAACAATGCCTAATTAGATAAATGGTAACCATGTAGAACTTCCAGGTTCATTATTCTTAAACAACACAAAGCTTAATAATGTAACTGGATTGTTTAGAAATGTTAAGTTTACATATAAGTTGACATCTAATGGATTTGCTAATTGTCCTAATCTTTAGTATGCTAACGGTATATTCTCAAACTCATCATACTCTGAAAGTAATTAGAGTTATATACCATATAGATTATTCTATCATGGTAGTAGAACTATAAGTAATACTTACTATGGTATACAAGATGGAACTCTAACTACAGATTCTGAATATAGAGATAATAAAAAAGTTATCATATATAATATAGTAAGAGAAGATGGTAGTGAAGTTAAGATGGAGAATACTAACAACGTTGTTAAGTGGTTTAGTAAGAATGCTGGTAATTGGGAATAGGTAGCAAGCCCAGAAGGTGTTTTGTACTTTAAACAAGTTGTATCTACTGAAGCTCCAAATACATCAATACTTGGTTTGTAGAATGCATTTGCAAATAGTAGAATAGAGCCATATATAAACAATGATCCAGAGTTAATACATAACGAGAATTATAATCCATTTAAGTTTATATATAAAGGCGGAGTTATTTCTATTAATACAAGCTACGATAATATTGATGAAACTATAATGTGGTCTTATGATGGTGTAACTACTAAAGACAATAAGCATAATGGTGATTACGAACATGATCCTAATACAATATTAGTATCTATAGGACAAGGTAATAATGTTGTTAATGGTAGCTTAAACTTCTGTTGTTCTCCAGACTTGTTTAGATATTGTAATGGTAATTGTGATATTACAAGTATATTTAATAACTGTGGTCCACAGTGGCCACATTACAACGAATCTGGTCTTAGAGGTAGAATACCAGATATATTGTTACTTCCATTTAAGAACTTTAAGAAAGATTTGTCAAACATGTTTAATACATGTTCAAGTTTAACAAGAGTTTCAAAGAGTAGTAGCAGTAGTGATGTATATGTAATACCACCACACTTCTTTGAATATGCTCCTAATATAACATCATTGAATGGTACGTTTGCAAATACTTCTGTATATCCAAATCAGGTATTTACAGCATTTAACTACATATCAAATAATACTCTTGGAAATATTAGTAGAGTATTTGCTATGGTTAAAGCTCCAGAGAGTACATCTGCAAATCCTGTAGTATTTAATTCTGTGTTCCAGAAGTTTACAAATTTAACAGATATAAATAGTGCATTTGTTTAGGATTATGTAAATTATGCTAATTAGGGATACTTTAAGTTTATATCAGTATTCCAATCTAATAGATATACGAGTGCTTCACAATACTCTAATAATTAGAGATTTAGTAATGTATTTAGAGGCTATAGTAATGCTTATGTAGTACATGAGAATCCTAAGACATTGATTAATAATAATATAACAAATAATTATAAAACCGTATAATGGATGCGGGATTAAATTAATATAATAATATGAATACAGCAAAATTAGTTAATTCCGCACTTACTGGTGGCGGTTTAATATATCCAGAAAATCTTAATGTTATTATCGGTAATGAGAGTAAAGGTTATCCAAAAGGTTATGTGCTAGATGCTAATGCTACATTAAGTTTGGCTGGTCAAGCATCATCTGGATCAGGATCATAGACACCTGGACAGCAAGGTGGTAATTCAAATAATACAAGCTCAAATCTTGATAAATATATAAAACCAAGCCAAGTTTTATATAATGTTGATAATACTGGAAATAAGTCATATACAACACAGCTTAATATGTTATCTGAAAAAGAAAATGGTTATTTATCTATTGATTTATAGAGCAAAGAATATCCTTCAGATTTTTCACTTAATCATGTAAGTGGAGATGCAAACTTAAATCTTGGAAATATAAATGTTATTTTAGGTAAAAATAACCTTGCTATTGGATCTGGTTTATACTCAACAAATAATGCGTCTAATAACATTTTATTAGGGTTTAGAATTGCTATATAGGTTAAGAAAAATCCTGGTGGTAAATTAAGACTATTAGTTAAAAAGGGTAGTATTATTGAATATTAGCTAAAAGAAGACTTTTTAGGAATAACAGATAGATTTGCTATTAATATTAAAGATAGTAAACTTGTATTTGAAAAAATATCTGACACTGAAACTTTAACCAGAATATCTAATAATTTTACAAGAATAGACGATAATACAATAGAAATGAATAATCCTAACTTAGATAAGCTAAGTGAATGTTATTATGTAGTAGCGGTATCTGTAACATCTGATGGTAGAAGTAATATATTGGTAGGAAATGCAATTTTTAACGGAGGAAGTAATTCTATATTTGTTGGAACGGCTTTAAGGGGCAAACCTTCATCAACTAATAAATATCCAAATAACATTCAGTGCTTTGGATTAGGAAACAAAGTTTCTAATAGTTGTGAGTTTGCAAGCGGTGCTTACAATATAACAAATAATAAAACTGTAGGAAACTATCAATATAATACAGTGTTTTCTATTGGTGCTGGATCTTTATCAAATGGTAACCTAAACGCTCTTGAATTAATTGCTAAGAAAAACACTACAGATAATACTTCTATAAATGCATTATATGTAAATGGCGTTGGTGGATATGATGGCACAAATGTTTCTGACGATAGTACAAAATCATTACAACAAGTTATCTCTGATATAGAAACAGCAGTATCTCTAAATAGCAATGGTCCTTGGGACGTAGATATAACATCAGAGCTTGTTAATGGTAATGTTAACATTTCTCCAACATAGATGTGGTCTATAAATCAAGGTGCAAAACGTGTTTATTTTGTAACTAATTTAAAGCAAGGTGATATAATTACTATTCCAGATACTTTAAGAATGTATATTGGTTGGAAGAAAGCTGATAATACATTTGGTGAAGCAAATTGGGTTACATCCGCTAAGAAATATACAGTTACAGTAGATGGTAAGTATGTTATTTTATTAGATACTCCATCTGCTAACAACCCTGGTGTCCAAACTAATACTATTAGTTCTTTTGGAAAGGTAATGTTGAGAACATCTAATCCAGATTTCAAACCTACAGCTCAAACTGATGTTAAGAAAGATCATACTAACGATGATAAAGTTATGCGTGGTATAGCTCATCAAGGTTTCCATAAAACTGAGAGGGCTAATTCATTAGCTGCATTTAGAGCTGCTGCAAAAGAAGGTTGGAGATATGTAGAGACTGATACATATATGACAACTGATGGTAAGTTTATTGTTAGTCATGATCCATATTTACCAACTGGCTGGACAAACGGAACAGTTACTACAACTCAAGGTTCTTACAAGTATGAAGAACATACACTTGCTGAAATACTTGCTTTCCATGGTCCTAATAATGAGAAAACTGATACTCTTGAAGAGTTCTGTAAGACATGTAAAGAATGCGGTTTGCATCCATACATTGAATTAAAGCAAGGTAAGATGGCGGATACTAACACGTTAGATACAAATCCAAGATATAATGGTAAGGGGTACGGTGTTAAAGTACTTGATATTGTTAATAGATATGGATTAAGAGGCAATGCTACATTTATAGCATCTGTGCCTTTTACACTTCTACGTATGGCGCGTGAAGATCAAAGTTATAGATATGGTATTGTTTATTTTGGACAGCTTAAAAATTCTGATACAGCATGGGCTACAGTTTTAAGTAAGATAGATGAGCATAATAACGATGCTGTAGCATCAAAAGCATATTTATTCTTAGATGCAAATATTAATAATCTAAAAGTTGCTGACGCTGATGCAGTTGATAAGCTTGTTTAGAAAAACTGCGCCCTTGAAGTATGGACAGCTACCACTAAAGAAGATCTTGATAACTTAGATCCATATGTAACTGGTGTTACAAGTGATAATATACATGCTGGTGAAATATTAGCTAAGAAGATTTAATAATGTTTGATATACAAGGTGGTAAAATAAAACTTAGTACTTAGGATTTAGCAATACCTCCATTTAAGGAGTATTATAATAATGCTGAAGATAAGTCTTAGGCTTTAAAAGAGATTGAATATATTATTTGGCTATACAAATGGAATAGTCCATATGAGGCTTATCCAGAGAAAGAAAGACAGTCTGTTGTAGGTAAAGATATGTTCAATGATGATAAATATAAACCTACTGCCGAAATGATGATATTAGCAAAAAGGTTTCAGGAGTTTCAACAGACTCCTGGAACCAGACTGCTTTCATCTTCATAGTCAGCAGCAGAGGGATTGATTGAAACTCTGAATTAGTATTCAGAAGGTAGTATGGATATAGACACAGCACTTAAAATCACACGAATACTTAAAGATGTTAGCGGAGTAGTTAAATCGTTAGATATAGCTATGAAGCAAGCTAAAGCAGAATAGCTTGAATCTGGTAAGGTTAAAGGTGGTGGTGTTATTGGTCTATATGAAACAGTTAAATAATTATGGTTGACTTTAATAAGAAGATTTATAATAGTGATAAATTTAGATAGGCAGCTATATTCTTTAAAGAGCACGGTGCTTATACATTAGCTCCTCCAGGAACTACTGATTATATAAAGTACTGGGATGAAGAAACTAATAGATGTCTATATGGATATGTTGCTCCTGATGGTGATGCTATAAGTGGATATAATTATTTTTATCTTAACTATAGCCCAATTATGAAACTTAGTGAGGTTGAGTATACAGATAGATATGGTAACAAACGTACAAGACGTGAACGTATATTAGAGTTCCCAAACTTCTGGGATTATGACTACTATTACTTTAACGCCATAGAAGAAGCTGAAACTGAAGGTAAGCATTTAGTTGTGCTTAAGTCAAGACAGCGTGGATACTCATTTAAAGGAGCATCTATGTTAGTACGTAATTATGAGTTAATACCTGGATCTAAAAGTTTTGCTGTAGCTTCAGAATAGAAGTTCTTAATTGGTGATGGTCTTCTTACTAAAGCTTGGCAAATAATGGATTTTATAGACAAGAATACAGCTTGGTCAAAACAACGTCTTACAAGTACACGTATGGAACGTGTTGCTGGTTTTAAGATTACAGATGAGTTTGGTAAGCAGACTGAGCAAGGTTACTTGTCGAGCATAACAGGTATCACACTTAAGAATGATCCTGAAAGACTTCGTGGTACTCGTGGTAAACTTGTATTATTTGAAGAGGGTGGTAAGTTCCCTAATCTTGAAACAGCGTGGCGAGTTGAACAGCCTGCTGTAGAAACTGACGATGGTGTAGCTTTTGGTCTTTTGATTGCTTTCGGTACTGGTGGTACTGAAGGTGGTGCTTTTGATGGTCTTAAGAATTTATTCTATAAGCCAGAAGCGTTCAACTGTTTGGCTTTTCCGAATATTTGGGACGATGGTCAAGAATAGACTAAATGTGGATTCTTTGTTCCGTCGTGGTCTAACATGGAATCTACTGATTAGAATGGTAAGTAGAAGTTCATGGATTAGTATGGTAATAGTATTAAAGAGAAAGCTATAGAAGAACTTATTGCTCAAAGAAACAAAGTAAAAGATGGTGGTGCATCTCAGACATCTATTGATAGATTTATATCGGAGCGTCCATTAAAGCCATAGGAAGCTGTATTGGAGCTTGGTAAAAACATCTTCCCAAGATAGTTGTTAATGAATCAATTAACACGTATTAGAACAAACGAGAAGCTACGAAACATGAAACATGTAGTAGACTTAGCTTGGGATGGAGAAGGGTAGGTTAAAGCTACTGAAAAGAAGTCTGGAGATATAACAACATATCACTTAAAGAAAGATGATAAGCCACATGGATCAATTGTAATATGGGAATACCCAATTAAAGATCCTCCATTTGGATTATATATAGGAGGGTGTGACCCTTACGACCACGATGAATCTTTTACAAACTCTTTGGGATCAACATTTATATTTAAACGTGTTAAAGCTGGAGAAGCTTGGAACGACGTTATTGTAGCAGAATATTCAGGACGACCTGATACTGCTGAAGAGTACTATGAAAATGTACGAAAGCTTTTAATCTTTTATAATGCAAGATTGTTATTTGAGAATGAACGTAAAGGTATTTATCCTTACTTCACAAATAAGCATTGTGATTATTTATTGGCAGATTAGCCAGATAAGATAATCTCCGAGGTATTTAAAGATTCAAAAGTACAAAGAAGAAAAGGATGTCATATGACTAAGTCTATTAGGGCTTATGGAGAAGGATTAATACTTGAATGGCTTATGGATGAATTTGAGCCAGGACATCCTAATATAGAAAGAATATATAGTGAGCCCCTAATAGAAGAGCTTATAGAGAATGATGGCGTAAAGAACGTCGATAGAGTCATAGCATTATGTATGACTATGATGTATAGAGAAGAGCTCTATTAGGTAAAGGTAGCTAAAAGTAAAGAAGAAAACAAATAGGTTGAACTCTTTGAAATGCCATTGTTTAGCCAATCTTGGTGGAATGATGAGTAGCAGCAAGACGATATACCTGTATATACATTTTAACAATGATAGGAGTAAAAGATAATTTATATAGTGCCGCATTTCCATAGCAGAAGCTCCCGCTAACTAAGAAAGACGAAAAGTGGTAGCATGACTGTGTGGATTATATAATAGGTGAAGGCAATGTTACTTCTGGCGGCGGTAGGCGTGATACGCAGCATGGCGAGATGTAGACCTATTACAACTTATATAACAGTATCTTTGACGAGAAAGACTTTAAGCGTATAACAAATCCATTTAAGGTAGATGATGGTTTTCCTGCTACCCCTTAGGACTTTAATATTATTAGACCTAAGATTGATTTGCTTATAGGTGAGGAGACTAAAAGACCATTAAACTTTAGAGTTGTTCGCACATCTCAAGAAGCTGTATCAGAACTACAAGATAAGGAGAAAGAAATGCTTATGTAGTACATGATGGCAGCTATACAATCTAAGATGGATCCAGAAGAGCAGCAATAGTTTTAGCAATAGTTATAGAGTGGTGAGATTATGCCACCAGAAGCTATAGCTAAATATATGGATAAAGAGTACAAAGATGTTGTAGAGAATACCGCTTATCATACACTTGAATATCTTAAAGAAAGACTTTCATTACATAATGAGTTTATAAAAGGTTGGAAAGATGGTTTGATTAGTGGTACTGAAGTATACTACGTAGGTGTTCAAAACGGAGAACCTTACGCAGAACGTGTAAATCCTATGGACTTTGATTATGATAAATGTCCAGACTTGGAATTTATAGAAGATGGTTCTTGGTGTGTCCGTAAGATGAGATTACCAGTAGCTGAGATATATGATAGATATAATGATAAGATGGATGAGAAAGATCTTAATAGACTTAATGAAATCTTATCAGGAACACCTATTGGTGATATGCCAGAAAGAGGACCAGTTGATGATTTTAACCATATAACAATGCATATATATGATAAGGATGGCTTTGCATTTTAGAATAAACATTCTATCAATGTATGGCATGTGTGTTGGAAATCATTTAAGAAAATCTTCTATGTTACAGTTCTTGATGAAGCTGGAGAGCCTTAGGTTACAATATGTGATGAAACATACAAACCTGTAGGAACTGAGGTTTCTATAGAACCAGATTGGATTATAGAGATATGGGAAGGATATAGAGCTGGTTCTGATTTATATTTCGGAATACAGCCACTTGAATACCAACACGTAAGTATTGATAATCCAAACTCACAAAAGCTCCCTTATTGTGGTTGTGTTTATAGTGCAACGAACAGTAAGCCAAGGTCTTTAGTTAGCATACTAAAACCATTACAATATATGTATATTGTGCTGTGGTATCGGCTGGAGCTTGCAATAGCAAGAGACAAAGGAAAGGTAATTAATATGGATATTACTTAGATTCCTAAGTCTATGAATATTACACCTGATAGGTGGATGCATTATCTATCTTCTGTAGGTGTTAACTTTATCAACCCTTATGAAGAGGGCTGGAATGTACCTGGTCGTGAAGGTGGTAAGCCTGCTACATTCAACCAGATAACTTCTCTCGACTTAACAATGTCGTAGGTTATATCAGAGTACATATAGTTAATGGATAAGATAGAGCTATTAGCTGGTACTATATCTGGTATTACTTCTTAGAGAGAAGGCGCTATTAGTACATCTGAACTTGTTGGTAATGTTGAGAGATCTGTAACTCAGTCATCTCATATTACAGAGCCTTTATTCTGGGTTCACAACCAGTGTAAGAGACATGTGATGACTATGCTTCTTAATACAGCAAAAGGAGCTTGGGAAGGTACTGGCAAGCAAAAACTTTCATATGTATTTGATAATGGCGAAAGAGCTTTCTTGGATATAGCAAAGAAGTTCTATTATGAAGATATGGATGTGTTTGTAAGTGATACTTCTAAAGATATAGAGAATATACAGAAGTTACAATAGCTTATACAGCCAGCTATGTAGAACGGTGCAAGCTTACTTGAGGCAGCTGAGATTCTTACAAACGATAACTTCAATATACTTAAGCAGAAGCTTAAGGATATGCAGACTCGTCAAGAGCAAATGCAGAAACAACAGCAAGAAGCTGAGGCTCAGCAGCAACAGCAATTGCAACAGATATAGAATGAAGCTAAACAGCAAGAGCTTATGCTTGAAGAGGCTAAGATGGATCTTGAACGTTATAAGATTGATGCTGATAATCAGACTAAGATTGCAGTAGCTGAAATTAGTGCATATCGTGGTACTGAG